AGAAGTATGAACAACTTATTGAATCATACAAAAAATTTGCATTAGGTGATTCAAAATCAACACCAGATAAAAAAGTAAAAGAAACGATCAAAGAAGTTTCAAAAAAGCTTCAAGAAATTGAACAACTTGTTCGTTATTCTTCTCGTTTAAAAACGGAGTCGGGTTTGTCTCGTGAAGGATATGGCCCATCTGTCGATAAAGCATTAACAAAAATATCAGAGCGTCTTGTTAAGATTTCTGAAAGAGTAAGAGCATTGGGAGAATAATATGAACAATCTTTTATTAGAATATAAACCATTTCAGCCCAAGGTATTGTCAGAGCAAAGTGCTAGAGAATATGGCGTTCCAGGCGGGTTCATTGTTCAAGGCGTACTTCAACGTGCAGGAGCAAAAAACCAGAATGGCAGAATATATCCCAAGAATATCTTAGAAAGAGAATGTAAACGATATATGACAGAGTTTATTGGACAGAACAGAGCATTAGGCGAATTAGATCATCCAGAGTCATCAGTCGTGAACTTGAACAACGTATCACATAACATACTTAAGATTTGGTGGAGTGGAGATGATTTGATGGGAACAGTCCAAGTACTTGATACGCCATCAGGAAAGATCCTTAAAACGTTGTTTAAAGAAGGAATTACATTAGGAATTTCAAGCAGAGGTTTAGGTTCTGTAAAAGAATTATATAAAGAAGGAGCAGTAGAAGTACAAGATGACTTTGAACTTATTGCATGGGACTTTGTTTCAAATCCATCAACTCATGGTGCATTTATGCGTCCTTCCAAAATGAATGAGTCTGCAGGAGCTGTAGAAAAAAGATTTAAGTACGCAACAACAAATCAAATAATTACATCAATTCTTTGCGATAACGGAAAATGTAGGATATAATATGAAAAGCAACTTAAAATATATACTTGAAATGATGGAGGGTGAACAACAACCTTCATTAACGAAAGAAGAAAAGTCAGAATTTGTTCAGAGTTTAAAAAACTTTTCTGCTATGAGTGAATCTGTATATGGCAAAGGTGATTTAAAAGAAATTACAGAAAGAGTACGTAACATCATAGAACGTGCTGAAATGATTGTTAATGAGAATGCAGATTGGTTTGACAAAGTATCAATGAATCGTCATTTGAAAGAATTGAACGGTTCATATAAAACATTTGAAGCTACCGCACAGGAAATGTCTCAACTTCAAGAAAGACTTGCAATGGCATATGAAGATATAGGACAACAATTAAATAAATACTTTGATGTAGAATAATTTGGTTGTTTGAATATTATTCATTATTATATATAGGAAACAATGATGAACAAAAATTTGTATAAAGAATTTTTTGGTTTGAAAGAAAATAGTATCAAAGAAGCTCAATTGGTAAACAAAATAACTGATTACCAAGGAGGCGTTGTATACAAATTGTTCGATCCATCTACCTATGCAGACGTTCGTTCTGACATAGAAAGTTTTGCAAATAAAAAAGGATTGCAAGTTATTCAAAATAAATTTGATGCTGAGAAAGGCGTCGGATATATGAGATTCACACAAAGTGATGATGTCGGTAAAGACTCGCAAAGAATTCAAGGATTTGTTTCACAATTACCAGAAGTATCAAAATTCAAATTCAAAGTTATAAACAGAAAATCAAAATAGTTAAATTTCAAAAACAAGTTACATGAATAAAAAACACAAGTATCATCAATCAATTATTCCAGGCTTTGCTTTGGGTGCCGCTGTTCCAAATGGCGATTTAGGATTTGCATTACGTCTCTGGAAGAAAAAACTTAAAGATTCGGATGTATTGAAAAATCTTAAAGAACGTAAAGAATTCACAAAACCTAGTGTTAAAAAACGCAAACAAATGTTAGACGCAATTTATCGGCAAAAAGTGCAAGACTCTAGAGAGCAATAATATTTTAGTACCCCTCCTATAATAGGATTATAGGACCGACATATTAATTTATGTTTACGCCCCAGCAGCAATGGTGGGGCTTTTTTACTGTTTTTTTGTACAGCACCATATATATATTAAAATACGCTATTCTATCCAATATAGCGTCCCTTGTTAATCAATAACAATATTCTATTAAGATTCCGAATAATCTTATTTCCGAAAAACATATTTAAGGAGAAAACTTATGGCAAAATCAGATTTGCTAAAAGAAGCGATTGCTGATGCAAATGCGGTTAGAGAAACTGCTTTAGCTAATGCTAAAATTGCTCTTGAAGAAGCTTTCACTCCAAGAATCCAAAACATGCTTTCAGCTAAATTGTCTGAAGAATTAGAAGACGAAGATGAAGAAGGTACAGAAGGCGCAATGAGAGGCGACGAAATGCGTGGCTCTGAAATGCGTGAGCAAGAGGATGAAATGGACATGGAAGAACCAATGGAAGAGCCAGAAATGGACGAAATGGAACCAGAAGCAGGCGAAGAAATCGGAGTAGCAGTTGATGTCGATGGCGACGGAGAGTATGACTACGAAGGTGAGCTTGGTGCTGAAGAAGGTGAAATGGAAGACATGGAAATGGGCGACGAAATGGAAGATGAAGGTGACCTTGATCTTGAATCAATCATTCGTGAACTTGAAGAAGACCTCAATGAAGAAGAAGAGGAAGAATCAGGAGAAGAAGGAATGGAAGGCGCAGCGCGCATGATGAAAGAAGAAGAGGAAGAGCCAGAAGCAATGGAAGAAGACATTGATTCTATTATCGAAGCTATTCTTGGCGAAGAAGAAGAAGAGGAAGAAATAGGAGAACAAGTTGCTGATGAGGCTGGTGATGATGGTGACGGAATGTTACCTGAATCGGCAGAATTAGAAGAAGCTTATGATACTATTAATCAACTTCGTGGAGTTCTTCAAGAAGTGAATTTGCTAAACGCAAAACTTCTTTACACAAACAAATTGTTCCGTAATTTTGAATTATCAGAAAATCAAAAGATGAAAGTAATTGAAAACTTTGATAGAGCTGGTAATACAAGAGAAGTTAAATTAGTATTTAGCACATTGGCAGAATCATTCCAAAAGCCTGCTAAGAAGCGTGTTGTAAAAGAACACAAAAATGTAGCTTCTAAGGCTGTTGGCACGACTGCTCCTGCTAAAGAAATTATTTCTGAAGGAAATGAAATGGCTGCCCGATTCAAGAAATTGGCTGGTCTTTTGTAAAAATTAAAAAAAGAAAAGGAAAGAAATGGAAATTTCAAATTTGCTAGAAAGCAATAACCCTTCTCAAAGAGCTGCTGCAACTGGTCTTGTTTCCAAGTGGGAAAAGACAGGATTGCTATGAGGTCTTCGCGGAGAAACTGAAAAAGCTGGTATGGCGCAGCTTTTAGAAAATCAGGCACGCCAACTTGTGAGGGAATCTTCACAAACAGGAACAGCAGAAGGCTCTGAAGAGTGGGCTGGTGTTGCTCTACCATTAGTAAGACGTATCTTTGCAGAATTTGCTGCTAAAGAATTCGTAAGTGTTCAACCAATGAACTTGCCATCAGGTCTTGTATTTTACTTAGACTTTAAATATGGTACAGATCAAGCCGGATTTGACAACGACAACGATGATCCAGTATCTGCTGCAGGTCATCCATTTGGCGCTGCCGAAGCAGCTGACTCTATGTTCGGTATCACTAATACATCTGATGATCCATCAGGTGGTTTATATGGTGCTGGTCGTTTTGGATATTCTGTTAACGATGTAGAAGTAACAGGTGTAACAGCAACTGTTGCAACTGCAACTACTTCGTCTGTTAACTTTGATTCTCAAATCACTAACTTGTCTGACTTTGCTGCATCGTTCAAAACTGTAACTATTGCAACTTCATCTTTAAGTGGATTTGACCCATTAGCAGTTCGTGCATTTACAATTGAATCAGGTGCTTCCGGAGCATTTGCTGGATTGTATCCTGCATATACTAAATTGTCTGGTGGTAATGTTGTATTTGTAGTATCTGGTTCTGCAGCTAGCGGTGCTAACACTACAGTTAACTATTTGAAACAACCTACCGATATTACAAGAGGTGATTTTGAAGCAGGTAAACTTCCTGTT